CCTATTTGACGTGATGGTTTGACCTCTATCATATACTTCTTTTGTTTAGAAGTCTTTACAACAAAGTCTGGAAAGTACCTATGATATCTCTTATCTATTGGATTAAAGTATCTAATTGGTAATTCTTCACTTGCCCAAAATAATATGTCTTGATTGAGGTCGCAATAACGCATAAAACGTCTTTCTAATAGTGACCGATATACTATCTTTCTATGGTCACCAACATACTTTTTGGGGTGCGTGGGTTTGTATAATCCTTTATAACTCTTTGCCATAATTCACCTATAATCTATATAAATATTGATAAAGGTATTTATAAATGGCATTTAAAAGTTTAAAAAATCATATATCCAATCTAGCAACACCATTCTTGGCTAACTCATTGAATAACTTTATGAGTAAGTCTGGTGCTCAAGACGCAGGTAAATTTGCTGCTCAATTAAAGAGAAAATCACCATTTAATATACCTGATTCACCAACACAAAAACTTATAGAAAATCCATTATCATTTACACCTGTACAATACCCATTAGATTTAGGTAATGAACAATTAGGTCATTATATAATATTTGAATCTGGATTTATGAATTATAGTCCACAAACAGATGGTCTATTGTTGAGTGCTAAGAATAAAAGAAAAAAAATTAAAGGCAATTCTAATAGAGAAAACTCTATTGTATCTAAATTGCCTAATAAATCAACAACAACATCAGCTATCGCTATCTATATGCCACCATCAATTAAGGCGTCATATACACAAAACTTTGACGCTTCAGAAACAGGTATTGCTGGTGCTGCTGAGGCAATAATTGATAGAGCAAGTGGTCAACAATCTGCTGACCAGATTAAAACTTTCTTAACTGGTGGTGCTGGCGTTGCAACTAATCAATTAAAAAAATTAGTAGGTGAGGCAGTTGATTTAATTGGTGTAGGTGACCCGGTAAGATTTGTTCAGAAAAGGTCAGGTGTAGCATTAAATCCTAGAAATGAACAATTTTATGACTCACCAGATTTTAGAGAGTTTTCATATTCGTTTGATTTTTGGCCGAGAAATGAAAAAGAGGCAGAGGCAGTAGAAGATATCATAAAAATATTTAAATATAACTCATCACCAGGTTTAAATTCAGGAACGCAAGGTGCTTTCTTTGATATACCAAACTATTTTAAAATTAGTTATATGTTCAATAACAAAGTTAATCCACATTTAAATTTAATATCAGCGTGTTATTGTAAAGGCGTTGAAGTTGATTATGCACCTGATGGTCAACCTAGTTTCTTTGCTGATGGCAGACCTGTACATACAACACTAACGGTTAACTTTGTAGAAGACAGAATATTAACTAAAGATGATATAGAGCAGGGAGCATAATGCAATACTTTAACGAGTTTCCTAAAATAGATTACAATATAACAGGCGTCAATGGTAATACAAACGAGATTACAGATATATGGCGAAGAGTAAAAGTTAGAAGTAAGATAGCAAACAATCTAGCATTATATGATAGATTTGATGTGCCTGAAGGTGACTCACCTGAAACAATTGCTTACAAAGTATATGGCAGTACAGATTATTTTTGGGTTGTATGTTTATTAAACAATGTTGTTAACAGATATCACGATTGGCCGTTAGATGAATATAACTTCCAACAATTTGTTGCTGACAAGTATGATAATCCAGAAGCAATACATCATTATGAGATTACACAAAAAAGTGGTAGACAAGAAGGCGATGGACCTAGTGATTATGACCACAAAATAGAAGTCAATAGTACAGAGCCAGGCGCAGAGGCAGTATCTAATATTGAATACGAAAGAAGATTACAAGATAAGAAAAGACAGATTAAATTATTACAACCAAGTTACCTAAATGCATTTATTGATGAATTTAGAAATTTGATAAGACAATGATATGGCATACAAAGATAGAGATACATTTGACAAACCAGGTCAATATACATTAGGCGAATTAACAATACTATCATATAGACATACTGAAGAATTGTTGCCTGTTAGTATTGATATAAGAGGCATAACGGTCAACCTAGAAATCGCTGAAGATATATTTTCAAAAAACATAGTAGGGTCGGCAATTGTGTATGATATGCAAGATATCAGAACAATAATGCCAATAACTGGTTTAGAAAGATTATCATTAAAACTTAACACACCAGGCACAGCAGGCTATGACTATAGCGAAGAGAGTGGTGTGCCTTTACAGATATATAAAATAGATAATGTAAGAAAAGATGATAAGAACGACAAGGCACAATTTTATCAAATATTCTTTTGTTCGCCTGAAATGTATAGAAATCAGACTACAAAGATAAGTAAGGCGTATGCTGGTCCTGTTGAGAACGCAGTAAACGATATTGTTAGAAACTATTTAAAATCAGAGAAACCATTTTACTTTGAACCAACAGCAACAAATTCTAAAATAGTAATACCAAACTTATCGCCATATGAGGCAATAAGATTATTAAGTAAGAGTGCCGTGCCTGCTAACTTTCCTAATAATTCAGGTTATGTATTCTATGAGACAAGTGTTGGGTTTTACTTTAGGTCATTTGCTAGTATGATTGCAATAGGTGGCGCAGAGATATCACCATCTTGGAAGTATTCATCTATTATATCTGCTGTGACCGAAAATAAAAATCAACCAGAGATTAAAGATATAGAAAGAAAAATGTCCAATGTATTACGTTTTGATTACGATAGACCAGTTGATACATTAGAGAACATCACAAATGGTTTTTATGCAAACAAAGTTATATCACACGACGCCTTTAATAAAACGTTAACTACATCTAACTTTGATTATATAAAGTCAAGTAAGAAAAGACCTCATACAGAAATGAGAGAAGAAGCTGGCGTGTTATATCCTGAAGGCGTTGAATATGCAGATACAAGAAAAGGATTAAATGAGTTGTTTGATAGTAAATTAATGGTCAAGACTACAACCAAAAAAGTACATAATGATTATGAAGATAACGCAACAGCAGGTCTAGGCGTTAGAACAAGTGATAAGGCAGGTTATAGAAATCATAATCTAACTATGCTAGTATTTGGTAATACACTTATAAATGCAGGTGATGTGGTGACCTTTACAAGTCAAGTACAAAGACCAAATAACTTTAGTGATAACGAAGGACTAAACCCATATACGAGTGGCAGATATGTAGTAATGGCAATGAAACACATAATAAACATACAGGCGCAAAGGCACGAAATGATACTCAAATGTTTTAAGGACAGCGTTAGGAACGCATATCCGACAGAGGAGGAGGCATTATCCAGCGTTGGTAGAGCAAATATAACAGATTATAACTTATATAACGAACAATTTAAGGAATTCGTAGGTGAACTATCATAGAGAGAATATTCAGAGAATCCGAGAGTCCGGCGCTTCCGGAGAAAGATGGCCGTGTCAATAGATTTTACAATACTAGTGGTCTTAGCGGCCTACTTTGTGGGTTTGGGATATATAAAATACCTTGAAATAAAGTATATGAAAAAACATAATATTCAGCAAGACAGAGAGTGGGACGCTGAAATGAGACGTGAACGATTTAAGAGAGGTGAGAACGCTACTTGGTCTCACGATAGATACAGAGATAATTATGATAACTAAACTAATAGAAGAGATACAATCAGAAATGCGCTCAGCGGCCGAAAAGAAAGAAGAGTATGAGAGATTACAGAGGTTCTACAAGTTGCCTCCATACGAGAACAATAGTATATTTGTTTTCATAGACTTCTCAAAGTGGTCGCTAATGCGTACTCTAACGGCGCTCTATCGCAAGTTGTATGCGTATTGGTCGTCTATGAGTGGCAGTTTGCGTAAACAAAATAGAAATGGTAATTAAATGCGTATGCTTAGTGTTTTAAAAGGCGAGCAATATCGGAAAATTTTATGAAGTACGACAATAATTTTTTAGGGTTTAACGGTTTCATTTGGTTCAACGGCGTAGTTGAAGATAGAAATGACCCACAAAAACTTGGCAGAGTGCGAGTGCGTTGCGTTGGTATTCATACGCAAGACAAGGCAGTATTACCCACGGCCGATTTACCTTGGTCACAGGTTATATTACCGGCAACCTCACCTGGTATTTCAGGATTAGGGGAAAGTCCGGCGTTCTTTGTAGAGGGCAGTTGGGTCTTTGGATATTTTAGAGACGGTGCAGATTGCCAAGAACCAATGATAATCGGCAGTTTACCAGGAGTACCGGCAGAGTTGGCCGACTCAACAAAAGGTTTTTATGACCCGGCGGCCATTTATCCAAAATACAAGGGAGAACCTGATACAAATAGACTCGCAGTTGCAAACGCAGATAATCCTCATTTATCACTAGAGTTGCGTAAGTTATCACGTATTACAGGAGTGCCAACGGCCGACTTTGATTTGGTTACAATACAAGACCACATATCCACCGAAATACCTGCTAGTGATGGCGATACTTGGAATCAACCAGCAATCCCATACAATGCAAGCTATCCGTTTAATCACGTTTACGAATCAGAAAGTGGTCACATAAGGGAATATGATGATACAAAAGGCAATGAAAGAATATACGAGGCGCATAGAGTAGGCACTTCATATGAAATATCACCAGACGGCACAAAGACCGACATTATCAAAGGTGACCATTATAACATAACCTACGGCAAAAGTCAAGCAAGTATTGATGGTCAATGCGACTTAACAATAGGCGGCCGCCATAAGTTGTACATAAACAAAAATGGTGACCCGGAAAACCACTACGACATTCAGGTCGGACCAAATGCCAACATAAACATACAAGTAGATAAAGGCAATCTAAACCTAGTTGTAAAAGATGGCCAACTAAATACTAATGTTGGCGGCGATTGGAATATGAAGGTAGACGGCAATTACAACCTAGATGTAAGAGGCAATTTATCAGAGACAATTTCAGGTACAAAAACCAGCAATACAACGCAGGCCGTTTTACATAGAGGTCAGACGTTTAAAGTCCTCGCCAATAGAATTGACTTGAACGAGTAATTATATTCCACAGAAAAAAGCGCTTTACGTTTTTCTATAAAAAATTCTAAACTATAAATGCAATAACAACCATAAGAAATATATCGGAGGATATAAAAGTGTTTCAAAAGTTGAAAGACATAAAGGCACGTTGGAAAAAGGCATTAAATACAGATAACATAATTGACTTTTCAGTAGATGTAGGTCTTATTGCGTTTGATGTATTGGCGTCTCCTATTCTTATTGTTGTACGTATCATAAGGTTCTATTTTAAGAAATTTGTTAATAAATATCTAAAGAGGTTTTTAAAATGGTTCGTTCACAAAGTTTTAAGAATAAAGTAAAACGTTATTTCAAGTATTTCTTTCTGTTTCAATTAGTAAAGGGAATGATATGGTTGTTAATCTTCTTTACAGGTTGGTCATTGTTTACGTGAAGGACTCAATTCTTATACATAGTGGTGTTGAAACTTCAGGAAACCAGCTAGGTACCTAGGTACAAAAAACTCACAAAAATTTCCCGGAAATAAAAAATTACAAGGAAAGTCGTTTTCTAAATATCTTAATGCTTACACTAGCAGATGGCCTCTTATTAGGGGCAATTGGTATTATTGTATCGGTAGTTGCATTATACGTAATACTTAATTGTATGTCGGATTCGGACTCGGCGGAAGGACTCAAAGAAAAAGAGTTGAATGTCGTTGAGCGCTTTTGGCGAGATTTAGACAAATAAGTAAAATTAGAGTAAATCAAAAGTGCCAAGTATCATACAGATTATTACATAA